AACAGAATGAATTGCACCCCTTCCGAGCCATGCCTTCTACCCGAATGCAAGAAAATGTCCTGCTTTCAAGCAAGAAAAGACAAAGGTCTCCCTTTAGGAGTAGAACTACCCACACCTGGTAACGAATTTCGCAATGCCAAAATTGCTAATCGCAGACTTCTACTCACCTACAAAACGCACCTTGACAAGGATGCGTGGATCGAGTGGATCTCGACCAAGACTGGGACGCCGGACTTCGTCCGTTTAGCTCACGAAACCGGAGACAAAACCAATCCCTACAATCACACCCACTGTGTGATCGACTTTGGAAAAGTTTTCCAAACTATCAACATGTCTTATTTCGACTATGAGAATATCCATCCTCATATACGCGTCCTCAAGAACGCTAAAGCACTCACTGACGCTAAGACCTACATCGCAAAAGAAGATCCGGCAAACAAAGATCTTCTCGTCGAAACTACTCCCGTAGCCGAGCTCGTCTGGAGTAAAGATTCCCTTCAAGAAGCGCTCAGAATGGCAAAAAAGCCCTCTGACGCTACCGGGATCATCGCCCTGTACAATGCCAAGAGCGAAACTCTCCCTTCTATACCCGAATGGAGAATGCCAAAACAAGATTGGCAAATGAAACTGATGGCCCAGTTCGAACATCCCACCAACGAACACAATGGAAGAAAAGTGTTCTGGTACTACGACGAAATCGGTGGGACGGGTAAATCTGTCCTAGCAGATTACCTCGCCATCACTGAACCCCAAAAATGGTTCACTGCTGGTGCATTTGGTAACTCAAAAGATGCGTCCCAAATCATAATCAATGCCATCTCATCAGGATGGAATGGACATGGTATTATCATCGACCTACCCAGACAAGCAGAATCAAACGTTGGATTCTATCAAGTCATCGAAGACTTGAAAAACGGTCGAATCACTTCCCAAAAGTACTCCGGGAGAGTGAAATATCTTGGCGCAATTCCTCACGTCATTGTATTCGCCAACTGGAAGCCCAACTTCAGCAAGTTGAGCCGTGACAGATGGGTCTTACGACAGATCAAAGTAAAAGATGATCTTATCTCTCAAGAAGAGATACCAGTCACCCCACAAATGTGGGACGAGAGTGTATCTTACATGTAAGATGACACAGTGTCCGTCCGACTAACATTAAAAATATAGAACTAGCGTTCTATATTTGTCGGACGGTCTTGGGCGGCGCTTCGCGCCTTTGTCTTGCTCGCCTACGGCGAGCGCCTGTACACAACTCCGCTCGATGCTTCGCATCGTGCCCTTCGGGCACCGCTCCTACACTATATGTACACTTTGAAGTGTACATATATTACACACTGCTCAAGGAGCAGAGGGAACAGCATTGATGATCAAATTCTTCATCAAGGTCAAGCCTGTTCCAAGACCCGCAATAGGCAGATTGACATCTGCCGTCACCTTTCCAGGTGCAAGAGCATCAGTCTTGAAATAGAAAATATAACTAGATCCAGAGGTGTTAACACCTCCTACTACGTTAGTAGAACTAACCGAGTTGAAAGCTGCCAACCCTTGCACAAGAGAAGCGTTTGTAAACGAGGGGGAATTGGTAGTAAAATATCCCACAGCTGCAGCCTGGGAATTACTGTTTGACGGATCGAAAACAGTAAACGTGCACATATATATGCGCTCGTTTGACCTCAAAGGAATCCTGAAGGTGTCAACGTCAACAATTGTGACGCCAATATTGTCACTTCGTTTCACCCAAGCCGTCAAAGGATTGGGATCAAAAGGATTCGACCCCGCAGGCTGAACTGCAGGATCGTGACTCAATCTGGCATATCCAGAATCGAGGTAATCAGAGACTCTCGGCTTCAAGAATCTAATCTGATACGTCACCCACAACTCACCCAAACTCAAAGCAGAGCCTGAGCATGGGATTCCTTGAGAAGCAATCTGGAACCTACCCAGATCGTAAGTCTTGATATCCTGATCGTTTATCAACTGACTTTGAGTACGAACATAAAGTTCGTTCAAAGGTGTCTGCCCACGGGCACACTCAATGGGATGACACATCGAAACCGAAGGCTTCGAACTCATAGCAAACTCGTAATTTTCCATTTCGATCTTACTCGAAAACAACGGCTTTGCAGCGTTGTAACTGGTAGCCATAATCACGCTACCAAGAGAGCCGCCAGTCTGAACTGCAGCATCAGAGTACATAGACTTGTACTCAAACAACATACCCTCAATGTTGTACTCCTCAAAACGACCCGCCACATTGGCAAGCCAAGGGTACGTTTCAATCATTCCTGGATTCAGCGAAAACGACTGAATCTTAAAAGGTGAAGGGGCCGGGGCTCCAGGACCTCCAGCTACACCACTGTATATATCAGTAATGTACTCTCTATGACGAATAACGAACTCCTTGCCGTCGTTCATCACAATTGGAGGATCACCCGTCTCCAACAACTTGTTCGCCGTAACTCCGTACCCTGGAAGGGTGTAATCTCCAAACCCAGTGACCTTGTGAATCAAGGTCTGAGCTAGCCCTCCAAGGGCTCCTCCAAGCAAACTGCCTGCTGGACCAAACGCGGAACCAACCGCTGATCCAATCTTGGATCCTACACCGGGATATTTCATCCCTGCTGAACGCTGAGTACGCTTAGTAGACTTGTAAAGTCTTCGAGCCGTATACGGCTTCTTGGCCCTCTTTGCCGACGAGGGGGCCTGCTTCCTTGCTATGGTCGACATTACAAGTAGATTCAAACCCTTAAACGGGTTCAAATATAATCCTCCTCGTCAAGATACTCCATCTTGGCTTGAAGTGCTTCCTGAGTATCAGAATAATACTCCATTAACCGCTTACGACCATAAGTGTAAGCTAGATGAAAACTACAATGAGTTTCCTCATGTATGTACCTCATAATCTGAGGCAGTTCTGGAACAACAAATATAAGATGAACCAGACTTTCCTTAAGATTCTCCTCAAAAAGTTTGGCTTCCTCCTTCTCTTGGTACCAATCCTCAGGAGAATCAATATCATCCATCATCTGATTTTGAACGCTCACTACATCGCGTATCGCTAAATCAACATATATCTCTATGTTGGGCTGATCGGTAAACAATAATGTGTCCATTATCGTTATTGATAAACCAACCTAAAAATGTTTAGGCCGACCATTCTCTTCAACCTGTCCCAACTGACAGACCTGGTGAAAGAATAACAGAATGAATTGCACCCCTTCCGAGCCATGCCTTCTACCCGAATGCAAGAAAATGTCCTGCTTTCAAGCAAGAAAAGACAAAGGTCTCCCTTTAGGAGTAGAACTACCCACACCTGGTA